TCCCAGCGTCGGGGAGCGACTCCCCCACTGCGTGAGCAGGTGGCTGCATACCTGAACGCCAACCGTGGCGTGATGCACCTCACCCAGTGGACGCTGCGCGTGAGCAACGACATCCCAGCCGACGACTCATGGGCGGATATCGAAGTCAGTGACAACCTATGGGAGGCGAGCATCCGACTCAGCAACGACTTCTTCAAGGAGACGCCTGAGAGTCAGCGGCGCATCCTAGCCCACGAACTGATGCACGTGCACAACGCTGCACTGGAGCGTCTCATCGGAACCCTAGAGGGCGTGCTGGGCAGTCAGGCGTATGAGGTACTCGACAAGGTATGGGATACAGAGGGCGAGCGCGTGGCTGAGGCGCTGAGCTTCGTAGTGGCGGGAGTGCTCCCACTCCCAGAGTTCACGAGTGCCCCTTAGGTTCGCCCGCTCATGCCTGAGCTGCGGCGTACTGCAGCGCGTGGGGAATCGGTGCCAGCCATGCGCCAACAAGATCGTCACCAAGCGGGAGCGGGAGCGGTATGGCCCGAGTGCACGCAGCCCGTACGCTGACCCTGAGTGGCGGCGACTGAGCCGCGAGATGCGGGCTGAGTTCCCGTGGTGCATGTCATGCAAGGCGACGACTGACCTCACCGTGGATCACGTCATCCCCCTGCTTCCGGGGCAGTCCCCCGTCGTCCCCAAGTCGGAACTCATCGTGCTATGCCGCTCATGCCACGGGAGAAAGACTGCACGGGGGCGGGTCAGAATCTGAGCACGATCCACCCGTGGATATCCAGCTGCGAGCCCCGCGTACGCTCGGGCAAGTTTTCCGATTTTTGTGGGCGCGTGCTTTCATGGGGTACGCTGCACCCACTGGGGGATGGAGCCGTGAGGTCATCAGATAGCAGTCAACCCAGAGGAAGGTGGACGTCAAAATGAGCAGCGCGGTCATCAGGAACAGGATCGTCGGGCACGGTCAAGAGGCCCCGGATCAACTACTGGCGAACCCAGCGAACTGGCGCATCCATACGAAGGCTCAGCAGGCAGCACTGGCTGGCGTACTGGATGAGGTCGGCTGGGTTCAGAGCGTCATCGTGAACCAGAGAACTGGGCACCTAGTCGATGGGCACATGCGCGTCAGTCTCGCCCTACGTGACGGCGTCGCTTCAGTGCCCGTCGCCTACGTGGACTTATCGCCAGAGGAAGAGGCGCTCATCTTGGCGACGATCGACCCGATCTCAGCCATGGCAGTCACTGACTCCGATCAGCTCGCCGCCCTACTGGCTGACGTCTCGCCGTCTAGTGCTGACGTGCAGACGATGCTGGATGAGATGAGCGTGAACTCTGGCGTCACCGCGCCCGACTTCTCAGCACTATCCGATCTGACGCCCACGGGGGATGAGCGGATCGTCACGATGAAGTTCACCATCACTGAGTCTCAGCGTGAGGTCATCAACCGCGCACTGGACGCAGCCAAGGAGAGCGCCAAGGGTGGCGAGTCGCCTAACGACATGGGCAACCGACTGCATGCGATTTGTCTGGAATATGGCAACCGCTAAGGATCTGATCGTCAGGCTGATCGACTCTCGGACGTCGCATGACTTCGTGCGACGGCACCACTACTCTGGCAAGACTAAGTCGAACTCCAACGTTCACTTCGGCGTCTATCTGGCTGGGCGCCTAGAGGGCGTGCTCCAGTTTGGCCCGAGCAACGACAAGCAGAAGATGATCGGGCTGGTACGTGATACCAAGTGGGATGAGTTCATCGAGCTCAACCGCATGGCGTTCTCAGAGGCGCTCCCCAAAAACTCCGAGAGCCGCGCACTAGGCGTCTGCTTCCGCATCCTGAAAAAGCATGCGCCTCACATCAAGTGGATCATCTCGTTCGCCGACGCTACCCAATGCGGTGATGGGACGATCTACAGGGCGTCAGGCTTCGTGCTGACCGCTATCAAGAAGAACGACGCGCTGGTACGGCTACCCTCCGGGGAGGTGATCCACAAGATCGTGCTCCACTCCAACCCGACGATGCCACGCCCCGAGTTAGGTGGCAGGTCGTTCTATGACATCACGGGCGGCAAGTACTCATGGGGCGCCTACCTGAAGGCGACGGGTGCTGAGACGCTGGATGGGTTCCAGCTCCGCTATATCTTCTTCCTTGACCCATCCGCACGCGCCCGACTAGTGCCTGAGGTGTTGCCATTTTCGGAGATCGAGAAGGCGGGTGCTACCATGTACAAAGGGCAGCGATCATGACCGTGATCGGAGCCCCATCATGCGCGCAAAGCATAGGAACGATGCGACCCGATTCCATCGGGGAGAGGACGCTGAGACGCGATCTGCGCGCTCCATCCGTATACTGACGCGATGGGAACACGTGGGCCAGCACCAAAACCGACACGGCTGAAGCTGCTGAGTGGCGAGACGCGCCCCTCAGTGATCAACTATGCAGAGCCGATCCCAGCAGGTGGCCCCCTCACTCCGCCCACTGACCTACGCCCGGAAGCACGCGTCGTCTGGGAGCGCGTCATCGAAGCGATCGGGGCGACTGGCGTACTGACATCTGCTGACAAGGATCTGCTGCGCCTATACTCTGAGGCATTCGTGCGGTATCAGGAAGCAGAGTTGATGCTCTCCAAGACGGGCCCACTGCTCAAGGGGAGAGACGGCAACTTCATCAAGAACCCGCTGCACCAGATCGTGCGCGATAACGCTGAGGCAGTGAAAAAGTACGCACGCGAACTGGGGCTGACCCCAGCCGCACGGGTGAACCTGAGAGGAGATATTGATGGGCAAGCGCAGTCGGCGACCGCCAAACTCGACGCCATCATCAGAGCAGCCCGACGCGCCTGAGGGCGAGATCGTCGCCCAGTTCATAGAGTCTTTCTGCAGGCTATCCAAGGGCGACGTCGCAGGGCAGCTCATAAAACTCCGCCCGTGGCAGCGCGAGATCCTCTACGAACTCTTCAGTCATCGCCCAGACGGGAAGCGGAAATACCGCCGCGGGCTGCTGCTCATGCCACGCAAGAACGGCAAGTCACTGCTGGCTGCAGGCATCGCGCTCTACTCACTCTTCCAAGAGATCGGCGCTGAGGTGGCGATCGTCGCTGGTGACCGTGCCCAAGCACGCATCATCTTCCGGGAGTGCGCCCGCATGGTGGAACTCGATCCGATCCTGAGCAGGAAACTGCACGTGGTGCGTGACGTGATTGAGTACCCTGAGACTGGATCAGTGCTGCGCGTGCTCTCATCTGAGGCGTCCCGCGCTGAGGGCTTCAACTTCTCCACGGTGCTCTTCGATGAGATCCACGTCCAGCCAGACGACCGCCTATGGTCAACGGTGAATCTGGGCAGCGGTACACGGGCCAATCCGCTGGTGCTGGGCATCAGTACCGCTGGCGCCAAGACGAACAGCAGCGGAGACGACTCACTCTGCTATCGGCTCTATCAGTACGGCATGCGGATCGAGAGCGGCGAGCAGAAGGATGACGCGTTCTATTTCCGCTGCTTCAGTGCCCCTGAGCACCTAGCGTGGGACTCGCCTGAGGCAGCGAAGGCAGCCAACCCAGCCTATGGCGACTTCCTAGATCCTGAAGACTTCGCAGCTGCAGCGCGTTCTATCCAGCGCCACGAGTACGAGACGAAGCGACTATGTCGCTGGGTGTACTCCACCAGCCCGTACTTGCCCGCTGGTACGTGGGACGCGTGCGCCGATCCGACGCTCACGCTGGCACCTGCTGATGAGATCGTGATCGGATTCGACGGTTCCTTCTCCAACGATTCCACGGCGATCATCGGCGTGCGTATCGCTGACGGCGCGGTGTTCGTGCTCGGACTCTGGGAGCGCCCACTGGATGACCTGAGCTGGCGCGTCCCCGTGGATGAGGTGGAGATGCGGATGGAGGAACTCTGCAAGACGTACGCCGTGAAGGAGATCAACTGCGACCCGTTCCGCTGGCAGGCGACTATGGAACGCTGGCAGCAGACGGGCCTCCCGGTGGTTGAACACCCCCAGAGTCCAGCGCGTATGACCCCTGCAACGGCGGCGCTCTATGACGCCGTGGTGAACGGACGGCTCAAGCATGACGGCGATCCGCGGCTTGCCCGACACGTCGCCAATGCAACCCCGTTCCAAACGCGCTACGGCGTCCAGATCCGCAAGGGGAAAGACTCAGGCAAGAAGATCGACCTCTGCGTGGCGATGATCATGGCGTGGGGGCGTGCTGCTACTCTAGGCGCAGCGCCCGCGGAAAAGCCACGGGCACCCGTCAGTTTCATCGAGTTGTAAGGAGTCGCATGGGCATCGTTGATCGCATCCTTGGACGACAGACGGAGCAGCGCCAAGTCGGCGGCATGTGGCCCGTAGATGCAGATATCGCTGGCACCAGCCTCAACGAGAAGAACGCCACGAGCATCGGAGCCCTATATGCAGCCGTGAAGCTTTACGCCGACACGGTGGCGAGCATGCCCGTTGGGGTTTTCTTGCGCGAGCGTGGAGTGCGCCGTCCAGTCACTCGCCCGAACTGGCTTGATAACCCAGTACCAAACAATCCGAACTACACGCGGTTCGACCTCATGCACCGCACCGTTTCCAGCTTGCTGATCGACGGCAACGCCTTCCTCATGGTGCTGCGCAACGGCGCCGACATCGTGGAGGTTCGCCTCCTTGATCCGCGCAAGGTCAGCATCCTACGCGCTCCCGACGGCTCGCCGCTCTATCGCGTCAAGACGACCGCTGGCACGATCGACCTCACTGCAGATGATTGCGTGCATATCACGCTCTTCGGCGTAGGCGAAGATCTCCGCGGGCTCTCACCAGTAGAGCATCACCGCACTACGCTCGGACTCGCCAAGGCGACGACTGAGTACGCGGCTCGCTTCTTCGAGCAGGGTGCTTCAGTCTCGGGACTGGTTACGGTTCCGGGAGAGCTCACCGCTGATCAGGCTGACAGTCTCCGCGCATCGTTCGGACGACGTCACGAAGGGCTCAAGAACATGCACAAGGTGGCGGTTCTAACTGGCGGCGCGGACTTCAAGACGCTCTCGTTCAAGCCGTCAGATCTCGCCATCGTGGAGCATATGGAAGCAGGCACTCAAGCGATCGCCCGACTCTACGGTGTACCGCTTCACCTGCTTCAACTCCCGGGTGGGAACTCGTCATATAACAGCTTGGAGATCGTCAGCCGCGAGTGGCTGATGCTTGGGTTGGGCAGTCTCATCTCACGTCTTGAGGCTGGGCTGCAGCGACTCATCGTGGGCGACACCACCTTCATCAAGTTCAACGTGGATAGCATGCTGCGACCGCTGACCAAGGAACGCTTCGACGCGTACGCCGTCGCTTTGAACAACGGCTTCCTGAGCCTCAACGAAGTGCGCACCTTGGAAGACCGTCCACCAGTAGGGCCAGAGGGTGACGCCTTCCGTCAGCCGCTGAACATCGGCACGGTCGGGCAGGAGCCGCAGGCGTAATGTCCTACGTCATCGCTGACCTAGACGGCACGCTGGTGCTGGAAAACGATCAGCCCAACCAGCCGCTGATCGACGCGCTCAACGAGAAGGTCATGGACGGCGACACGCAGGTGATCATCGTCAGTGCGCGCAAGATCGACCGCCTCACTGAGACTCGTGCATGGCTGCAAGAGCATGGCGTGGCTGGCGTTGATGAGGTGCACCTCAACGACTTTGAAGGCAGCGCCTTCGCCACTGGGCTCGCCTTCAAGGAGTACAAGTACGGACTGCTCAAGGAGCAGTACGGCTCCGAGCTGGAGTACGCCATCGACAACGATCCAGACGTGCGCGCCATGGCTGAGGGCTTGGGCATTGACGCCTACTCACCTGAGCAGTTCATCACTGAGGAAGAGCGCGCCATCGTGAGCGTCCCCAACTACATTGCGGCTGCAGCCAAGGCTGGGCTGGAGGCGTATGAGGGCGGGCTCGGAGGCGACGGCTTGCAGGATGCGACGATCCGTGAGGCGCGTCAGCTCGCTGAGGGCCGCGTAGATGATGAGAAGGTGATGCGCATGGCGGCGTGGATTCGCCGACACCGCCGTGACTGGGAGGGCGTACCTCAGAACAGTGACCCCGAGCATCCTGACTTCCCAGCACCGGGGGCGGTGGCTGCACTACTCTGGGGCGTCAATCCCGTAGACACAAACGGAGCCGATCGCGTACTGGCTTGGGCGGATAGTATCAACAGCAAGACGCAGCAAGAGGAGAACGCAATGGCACGAGAGCACGAGACGCGAGCACTACCGCTCGGAGACTTCAGCGTGACTGAGGGCGAAGACGGTCAGAAGACCTTCACTGGATATGCGGCAGTTTTCGGCGCTGAGTCGCAGGGGCTCCCGTTCATCGAGCGGATCGCCAACGGTGCGTTCAGCCGCGCCATCAAGCAGGCTGAGCAGGGTCGCCGCGTCATCAAGTTCCTGCATGGTCACGATGAGAGCCGCATGCTGGCGACGACCGCAAGCGGGCGACTGACGCTGACTGAGGATGCCGTCGGACTCAAGGTAGAGGCTCGACTTGATCCAGCCGATCCAGACGCTGCAGCCGTCATCAGCAAGCTCACCAACGAAGCCAAAGCCATGGGCATGTCGTTCGGGTTCACCGTCCCAAAGAACGGGCAGCAGTGGAACGAAGACGGCAGCCGCACGCTGACTGAGATCGGGCTTCTCGAAGTCTCCACGCTCTCGGGCCATACACCTGCATATCCTGCAACGCTCGGACTCACCGCCGTGCGCAAGATCGCCCCAGCCAAGATCGGCGTGGACGGCGACGCTCTCGTTGAGGTACTGGAAAACGTCAAGGCTGGCAACACTCTTGACGCTGATCAGACGGCGCTGCTGGATGCAGTGCGCGCCAGACTAGGCGCAGCACCAGAGCAGGAAGTCGTCACTGAATCAACCGCCCCGGTCGGCGAGCACCACACGATTGTGGCAGCCCGCCTCAAGCTGGAGCAGTTGAGGGGATAGACTCCCACTAGCCCACGCGCCACGATCGCACTCGCCTGATCATCGGGAGCATCGGATAGGTGGCTCGGCGTATTTTGTAAACCCAGAGCATGAAAGGAGTCCACCATGGACACCGTCAAGAATCTGGCTGAAAAGCGCGCCGCGCTGCTCACGGATGCTTCCAGCATCGTGGCAGAGCATGCAGCCAAGGGCGAAGCCCTCACGGCTGAGGCTCAGGCTCGCTTCGACGCCCTCACTTCGGAGGCGTCAGTTGTCGCCTCCGCTATCCAGTCGGAGAAGATCGCTGCAGAGGCCCGCGCCGCTGCTGACGCTGCACGCTCGGAGAAGGCAGTCGCCTTCGCCCCGGTGGCTGAGTCGAAGCGTGACCTTTCGGCTGAGCTGCGCCGCATCGCCCGTGAGGGTGGTGAGGTTGAGCTTCGTGACATCACGAAGGCGACCTTCACGCAGCAGGTTGAGCAGGGTGACCGTTTCTGGATCACCGCTGGTCAGGTCAACCCGTTCGTTGATCCCGCGATCACGACCGTGCTTCAGCTTGCCAAGGGCAACGTGGTTGCGCTCCCGCGCACAACCGCGCTTGGTACTGCAGCCAGCGTGAACGAAGGCTCCAACATCGGCGAGTCGGACGGAACCAACTCTTCGTTGAGCCTTACGCCAGTCAAGTACGCCAGCCTTCTTCAGGTTGGAGTCGAGACGGTTCAAGACCAGATGTTCGACGTAGCCTCATGGGCCACGGAGAAACTGGCTGCTGAGCTTGCGGTCGCGCACGGTGCAGTCGCTGCACCTGCGGTTGCTGCAGCTGCGACGGTTGGCGTAACGGGTGCA